CAATAAAACCCTTCGTGAACCTTAAAATAATCTTGTAATCTTTCTCAATATCTAAAGAAACTTTAACTTCTGCATAACCCTCTGAATGTAAAAATATTTCTTCTATTTGATATTCATACATAACATAATCTCTTGATTAAATTCTTTAAAAATTAACTCCCAAATACTACCACAGATACGCCATCGAGTACAGGAAGCAAATTACCGAGCGTATCGGTTGCAAAAACGATGACTTCAGTAGCTGACCTGGACCTAAAGAACACTTGAAACGGAGCTACTACTTCCGTTCCTCGTGCTAATGCCGTTAATACAGCATAATTACCATCAGCAAAAGGAGTAGCAAACTTTATAACATAGGCCCCTTGCGCTCCGCTAACCGAGGCTATATTAAAACTGCTCTCTATCTGGATATTATTAGTTGGGGCATTATTATCGTAAAAGAAGCAATAAGCTTTAGCAGTAGCAGGATTTATAATCTTCCCCGGTACGCTCATATTACCAACATTATCAATTTGAGTACTATTTAAATTAATTACCCCATCATCTACAGTAGCGAGGTTAATATCCTGATCACCGCTTGCGGTAGTAATGGTATTTACCGAGATCAAGAGATTACCGACATTAATACTGGATAATCCTACTAGAGAGTCGGCTAAATTGATAATTACATCGTTTGTTTCCCCATCACCGCTTTGGACGTTTATATTAGAGCCGCCTCCTATCTTTCGAGTTACAAAACTTAATGGAGTATTACCGGTTATTACTAAAAACCCATCCTGTACCTGAGTAGTTAGTTTATTTAAATTATTTAAGGATTCAGATATGGTAAACTTCATGTTTCCTGAAGGCGGCGTAATGGTTGAGTTCGTGATATTTAATGCGTTGTTTTCTGATTCTGCCGAGAAAGTAATGATCCCACTTGTTCCTCCGCCAAAAGGGATCATTCTCCATGTCCCTGAAATTATTGAATTATCAATTAAGTATACTTGTCTAACTTCCCCCGGAATAATAACAGTTCCTAAAGGACTACCATCATAAGATAAAATAGTAAAATCATAATCACCCACATTGTTAAACAGCAAACTAGTACCGGTTTCTACAGTATTACTTGGAGGAAGAGTGATTGTATACGAGTCATTGCTAGAGCTAACATCATTAATATCACTAGCAATCTCTCCTTCAGTCCGGGGATAAGGCCAGGATAGTTTGATATTGCTGTTTAGTATGATTTTGGAATATGACATGATTTTAGATTATTGTATTTCTTTTTAGTGAGTATCCTTTTTCTGAAAAAGGCATCAATGGATTGTAAATATCGGTCTGTACTTTCTGTAGCGTATCAATCATTACTCTTTCAGCTTTGACCTCATAATATTCCTGTTCTTTAAGTCCATAACGTTCATCACGAGCTAAAAGAATTGTATCACCAGTAGTAATACTGTCATTTTCCGATCTTAGGTCTCCTCTATAAGTACGTTTGTTTTTAAGTCTATCAGGAGATACGATATACCACTTCTTAGCTAGTAATCTATTAATCCTTTCAGGATTATTATAAGCAAAATAATATTCCTCGCCCGGTTGCTTGATTTCGTCAATAAGAGATTTAAAGGGACATGTTGAATCACTAAACATCAAATCAAAATCATTGTTTTCAAGATCATGCTCCCTGATATCTCTATCTACGGACTGAAACTCATTATTTTTATCCTGTTTATATTTAATTGCCATTTTTTGACCTCATTTCCTTATTATGTTTATCTAAAAGCTCACGATATCTCTCATAAGACATACCAAAAGCAAGTGCTGCCTTTTTCTCTCTATCGCTTAATTCCCTTGTTCTTGAATCAGGCACTCCCTCCATAGGAGCACGGCTACGAACCGCCCCAAAATGTTTGGCAGGTACATGAGCAGAGGAAATATCCGGCGATTTTAAATTATCGATATACTCATCTATCATGCTGTAATAACTACCGGAACCTATTAGGTGTTCCTTATTGTTAGTCTGGTATTTGCGATCTAGCCTTTTAATAAAGGATAATACTGATGTAGCTAGCTTCTCATCATACTCAGGGGCGTTTTTATCTATTTCAGGATTACTTTCAAGCCAGCTATATAACCTATCTTCATATTCTCTTGCCCTGATTCTATTTAATTCTTCTTCGGAATATTCTTCTTTGGGAAAACTTGATATTCTAGATGCCTCATTCAAAGCATGGGTCGCCTTTGAAATCTCAGCTGTAGCTCTACTAACCCCAGCAGCATCGCCGTTTTCTAGTGCTAACTGCAACCTTGCCTGGGCCATTTCAAGTTCGCTGGCAACATTGTTCTTATAATGGGTAGAACCGGTATTTATCGCCTGACGGAGCAACTGCTGCATTTCTAGTTTTTCTTGATTTAACTGCTCCAACTGCTCGCTAAGCTTTGCTTTTTCTTCACGTTCCTTTTTTAATTTTGACCAGTATTTTTCTCTGTCTTTTTCAGAGACAGAAGTTTTAGTAGACTTTTCGTCTTTTTCGCTAACATCCCCAGAAATATCAATTTTTTCATTCTTATCCTCCATATTTTCCGATTCTTGCTCAGCTGCTTCGACATTCTTTTGGGCTTCTTTGTCCTCAAGCTTGTCATCCTTGTTTTCATCAAGCTCTTTTAAAGGAGGAATAGAACCATTTAAATCGCTTGTATTTTCAATATCTACTTTAAACATGCTCTTTACCTCGATACTTTTGATGGGTTGTCTACTAGTAGCTTGATTTTAAAATCCTCTACCATAATTATTGGCTCTCCCTCATATTTTGACTGCAATGATGAACCACGCGGGAATATAACCCAGTCTCCCTCTTTTACATAAGGGCCGCTCGGAAACTGATCGCCCTTATAACTATCCGGGCCAAGCTTTAATACCATGCCAACCATTGAGTTGTATTCCAGATCATCAGCAATAGCACTCGGGGGTTTTATAATTCCTCCCCTTGTAACTTCTTCAACAGGAGGTTTGTAGATAAGAATTAATACATTGATTCCGGTAACCGATACTTCCTTGAATCTCTCTATCATTGCTTCCTTATGAAAGCTTTGAAGATCAATACCTTTGGTTTTAAAATCTTCCGGTTTGTAATTGGTTATTTCACAGTTATTCATTGTTATTTACCTCTATTATGTGTCTGTTAAACAGTTCAAGCGCTATATCAAGACCGGTAATTACCCCGACATGATACTTGTATCCCTCTAGCGTAGAGATACTCGAAGGATCGCTTAAAATGCTCCTGTATCTATCAATTTCAGCTTCAATATTTCCTATAACGCCAGAAGTAAAAGAACGTTGCTTATACATATTATTCCGGTTCATTGTGATTATTTACCACTCCTTCCCTTATTCTTACAAGGCTTTGCTACTGCACCACTCTTGGTAGCAACATCTTTTCTAATTTTAGCAGCGCCCCCGGCAGCATACTTATTACAGCTTGTTTCCTTGTCTCTTGCCATTTCTTGCATTTTGTTCATAGCGAATTCTCTTTTTTGTCTATTCATAAATAATCTCCTCTTTTATTGGTTCGGGTGGAATTTGCGACCGTAGCGCTTCTACTTGTGCCTTTAACTCAGCTTCTTTTGCTTTGTACTCAAGCTTTAGTAATTCAAGCTCGGTCTTACTGTTTATTTCTTGCTCCTTAGTTAACGTATCTATTACTTTTTCTTTCTCGTTTAGCTCGAGCTTTAAAAGTTCAATTTGATATTTCTGCTCGGCAAGCTGTTGTTGTTCGGATACTTTTAACTCGGCTAAATACTTCTCTTGCTCTAATTTTGCCTTATCAAATTCAATGTTCATTTGGGTCTTATAGCCGTCAGCTTCAATATTTAAATGAGCTAGCCGTTCCTTTGACTCTACTTCAAGGCGCCGCTGCTCAATATCGGCAATCTGAACCTGCAGAGCCGGGTCTATAGGTTGCTCCTGCTGCTCTTGTGGCGCTACTTCGGGAAGTAGTATCTTATCAATATCGTTAATACCAAGTGCCTGATATACTTTTAAATACACCTCTCTCATGTTATGTAGCTCAGGGCTACTGCTAGCTAACTTTAAAATACTTTCTGCCTTGATTATTCGCTGCGTAGAAGACTCAACAGACGGATCAGATACAGGGATTACTTTCAAACTCTCTTTATCCAGAGGTAGTGATGGCAGGTTGAACATTTTATAAAAAAGTTGTAGCTCTTCACTAAAACTACTATGAACTGTTCTCATTATTGCCGATTGCATCCGATTTGATACTTCAAGCAAGGCAATAGTAGTACCGACAGGCGTATTCTGATTATTTTCAGCTAGTCCTGCTTCCGTTGTAGATGCTAACTCCTGTGTCTGAGCAGTTATCCGGTTAATATATTCAAGTAAAGCAGGAGACGGGCCATTATAAGGAAGCGGCATGATTGAATCACGCAAGGATAAATTACCGGTTTCAACAGTTACGAATTGCCCGGGTAATATCGTTAAATCATTATTGGTAGTCTTTATTCCCTTGGACTTCATCCCTCCCGGGAAATTCTGGAAAATAGCTGCGTCAATTGCCATTTGCTGCATGGAAGTTAAGCTCTTTGAATTAGAGCCGAGGATTTGAGCAAGACCTAGTCCAAAAACATCAAACCCGGGGAATAAGTTATAATGAATAAAGCAGTTAATCCTTGTTCTGGTTGGATCGCTTTCATCCCAGTTCGGCGTAAGTGATACGATCTGATTAGTAACACCGCATCTGGTAATAACATAAGGTAGTGGTATGCTGTAATCCTCTAGCGAAGAGCTATCATCAAAAAAATCATTTAAAACCAGATATTCGTGCGTTTCATAAAAAGGAAAACGGGAGCCGGTCGGATCAACCTGTTTTTGCTCATTTTCATCCTTTGCTTCTTCGCCCTCGCTGCTACCTACATTATCCAGGTAATCAAGATCAAGTTTGGAAAATATCCCGCTATTCATATTAAAGAGGATTTCCCTTTTAGAAAGATATCTAATATGGGTTAGACGATTTGATTCGGTAATACTTGAGCAGTTATTATCAAATAAAAAGTCCTCAGGCATGATAAACCGGCTCAATGGTTTGCCTGTAATAGGGTCGTAGTAGATTTTACGGAATACACACCCATAAAGAATCAGATATAACAAGAACCGATCGTAATCAGGATAAAAGCCTTTATCTTCGACAGTTAAATATTCGTTTAAAATATCCCTGACCATCTCGCCTTTTAATTCGTAGTCCTGATCCACACTTATATCGGTTCTAAATCCTACAGGGCCGGTAGCGGGTAATAACTCAGAGCGAAGCGTTGCCCAGAGCCGAAGAACACTACTAGAGAACGTAGTATCGTAAGTCTTAACCTGCGCGCTGTTTCCA